AAGCTCCAAAATGGTAACTTTTAAAAATGACCTTACAGGATTATGCGAGTTGTTAAATAATGACGTTGCCAATACTTACTCAATACAAAAAAGTACTTATTTTCAACAAATGACAAAGCAAATAGATACTATTGTAAGAAGGGAATTTGATGTAGAAATGTAATGTCAGAGCAACTTATTCAATCCAAAATTATAAAGGAGCTAGAGGCAAATGGTTTCTTTGTTGTTAAGTTAATTAAGACCAACCGAAACGGAATACCGGACTTGTTAGCAGTCAAAGAAAATAGGACTGTTTTTATAGAAGTTAAGCAAGAGAGTGGCAAGCTCTCAGAAATTCAAAAATATCGTATAAATGAACTTAGAAACAAAAAAATCGAGTGTTACACCTGGAACTCTTTCGGATGCAATTTTGATAAAAGAGACCCCTATATTTTTAAACTTTGAGACGCAAATATCAAAACTTGGCCGACCTTTTAAACTCTCAGGAACTCGTAAAAATTTACAGATGCCGGAGAAATGGATTAATAAAGTAACTCATTGGCACTGGGTTCACTCTTTTAAATATCTCGATGAACAAGGAGGCTTTTTTGAAATAGAAATTGATTATAATAATAACTTTGTAAAATTAGAGAAAAATTGAAATACACTAAGCAACAGGCCGAAAAGCTAAAGAATAAAGGAATGGACGGATATACTAAATATAATCGTCCATTACCAGACGTAATTATTAAGGACGGTTTTTTTATAATCGAATCAAAAATTAACCAAAAATGAAGGATACAATAGTAGAAGCAGTAATTGAGCAATTTAAAAAACGCTCTGAAATAGGTATAAAAAAGTACGGAGTTACTCTCGATAGGGATGACTTAAACTTCCAAGATTGGATACAGCACGCACAGGAGGAGGCGATGGATTTTATTCTTTACTTAGAAAAATTAAAGGAATTTAAAAATAAATTGTAAATTTGTAAAATATGGCAGAGATAGCAAAAATTTCAGAGGTTAAACTTAACCCAAACAATCCTAGACTTATCAAAGATGATAAGTTTAAAAAATTAGTTCAGAGTATTAAAGACTTTCCAGAAATGCTTAACATACGCCCTATTGTAGTTAATCAAGATATGATTATCTTAGGTGGAAACATGCGTTATAAAGCGTGTAAAGAAGCTGGATTAAAAGAAATACCTATTATTATAACAGACCTAACAGAAGATCAACAACGTGAGTTTTTAATCAAAGACAATACAAGCGGTGGTGAGTGGGATTGGGATATATTAGCGAATGAATGGGATACTGACCAATTAGAAGAATGGGGTTTAGATTTGCCGATTGATTTTAATCCTGAAGTATTAGAAGCTGAAGAAGATGATTTTGAAGTTCCTGATGGCGGTATTGAAACCGATATTGTATTGGGTGATTTGTTTGAGATTGGAGAGCATAGATTGCTTTGTGGGAGCGCTACAGATGTAAATGATATTGATAAATTAATGAACGGAATAACTCCTAACTTAATACATACTGATCCTCCTTATGGAATGAATGCAGTTAGTAAAAGCGGAGTGTTAAGTAAAAATTATGATTGTGATATTTTAGGAGATGATAATACCGACGTTGCAAGAGATAGTTTTAATTTGATTTACTCATTATATCCAAAAGTAAAACAGGTTTGGTGGGGTGCAAATTATTACTCTTCACATTTACCCGATAGTGAATGTTGGTTAGTTTGGGATAAAAATAACGGAGGTTCAGATCAAACAGATTGTGAGTTAGCTTGGACTAATTACAGAAGTGTTGTTAGACAATTTACACAAGCATCTGAAAAAACAAATAGAGTTCATCCAACACAAAAACCAGTTTCTTTAGTTGAATTTGCAGTTGATAAATCAAAAGAAGAAATTAAAATAATAGCTGATTTTTTTGGAGGTAGTGGAGTTACAATGGTCTATAGCCATCAATCAAAAAAGAAGGCTTTGTTAATGGAATTAGACCCGAAATACTGCCAAGTAATAATTGACAGAATGAAGAAGTTAGATGATACATTAATAATAAAACGCAATGGCATACGACAAGATTAAAATATTTGAACAAGCAAAGGAGGCAATAGTAAAGCATAAGTTATTCTTTTTAGATGATATTATTGCTTTTTTACCTATTGCATCAAGTACTTTTTACGCTTGGGAAATGGAAAAATCGGAGGAGCTAAAAGCATTATTACATCAAAACAGAACAGAGTTAAAGGTTTCAATGCGTTCTAAATGGTATAAATCAAACGCTCCGGCTTTGCAAATGGCATTGATGAAATTGATCGCAACACCTGAGGAATTAAAGAAATTATCTATGCAGTTTATTGAGTCAGAAAATACAAATAATAATACTATAATAAGCCTTGGCAATGGAACTCCTCCAAAAACAGAGTGACGCTGTTTATTATCTCAAAGACGATAATACAAACGAGATAATATACGGAGGCGCAGCCGGAGGAGGTAAGTCAGCTCTTGGAGTATTATGGCTAATTGAGCAATCTCAAACCTATCCTGGCACTCGTTGGCTTATGGGAAGGGCAAAACTAAAAACATTAAAGGAGTCAACTCTTAATACTTTTTTTGATTTAAGCAGTAAATTAAATATATCAAAGCAATATAAATTTAATAGTCTTACTGGAGTTATCACATGGAATAATGGCAGCGAAATACTTTTAAAGGATTTATATGCTTACCCAGCAGACCCGAACTTTGATAGCTTGGGTTCGTTAGAAATAACAGGAGCATTTATTGACGAATGCAACCAGATAACTTATAAGGCTTGGCAAATTGTAAAGTCAAGGATAAGATATAAATTAAATGAATATGAGCTTATTCCAAAGATGCTAGGTACTTGCAACCCTTCAAAAAATTGGGTATATTCTAAATTCTTTATTCCTTACAAAGCTAAAACGATACAGCAGGGAAAAGCATTTATACAATCCCTTCCAACTGATAACCCTAACTTGCCAAAAACATATTTAGAGTCTTTGCTTTCACTTGATGAGAATAGCAAACAAAGACTATATTTTGGTAATTGGGAATACGACAACGATCCTTCCTCTTTGATATCATTTGATAAAATAAACGATATTTTTACAAATAACTTTGTTGATGAGGGCGAAATGTTTATTAGTGCGGATATTGCCCGTTATGGTAGTGATAAAATGGTTATTTGCGTTTGGTCAGGATTCCGAGTTGTTGAGATATTTAGTTTAGACAAATCGAGTATTACCGAAACAGCTGAAGCAATTAGAGGCCTTGCTACAAAGTGGAAAGTACCAAATAGTAATATAATAGCCGATGAGGACGGAGTCGGAGGTGGGGTTGTCGATGTATTAAAATGTAATGGCTTTGTAAATAATAGCAAACCAAAAAAGGAAGAGAATACAATAGTACAATACCAAAACTTAAAAACTCAATGCTATTATAAATTAGCTGAGAAAATACAGAAAAATGAAATATTTATAGATTGCTCAGATGGTTACCTTCAAGACTTAATTATTAAAGAATTAGAGCAGGTAAAAAGGGATAAAATAGATAATGACGGAAAGCTTAGAATAATACCAAAAGACAAGGTAAAGGAGCTTTTAGGGCATTCTCCAGATTATACGGATACTTTAATGATGAGATTATATTTCGAATTAAAGGAAAAATTCTTTACTTTTTAAAATAATTGTTATCTTTGAAACAAAAAACATTTATATAATGGCTAAAAATAGAATCCAACTAGCTTGGGATGTACTTAAAAACCCAAACGCAAACCTTTTTAACGAAAGCATTTATAAATTAGTAGGAGGGATTACCAATACTTATAACTACGACTTAGAGACTTTACTAACAAAAGGATACGGAGAAAACCCAGACGTTAACGCCATTGTAAACCAACAATGTTCAAAGACTACCGTTATTCCTTATTGCGTTAAAAAAATATCCGATGAGGATAGTTATAAAAAATTAAAGTCTTATCCTATTGATTTAAGTTTAAACCAAAAGATGGCCGTTAAAAAGTTGGAGCTTAAAGCATATGACTCAGATAGCGAGCAACCTTTTCCACTTGCAAAGCCAAACCCTACTCAAAGCTGGAACGATATTTGGTTTTTATACAAATTGTATTTAAAAGTTTGCGGAAACGTTTACCTTTATAAAATGGCTCCGGCTGAGGGTGCAAATGCTGGTGTACCGATGCAATTATATATTTTACCTTCTCATTGGGTGCAAATTGTTTTAAAACAAAAGGCTAATATGTTAAGTACTGAAAGTCCTATTGACTATTATATTTTAAAGCAAGGTAATACAGGTATTGAATTTCCAGCGGATAGTATAATACATATCAAAAGGTCAAATCCTTTTTTCAATACAAGTGGCTCACATTTATACGGTTACTCCGAATTAATGGCGGCTATTAGAAATATTAACAGCTCAAATAGTGGAATAGACCAAAA